GCTTAATGGGGAGGTGCTCATATATAACTTGGAGGACGTCCTCGAGAAGTACACCTACGACCAGATTCTCTCGCTCGTAACAAATAGTTGAAACCCATAAGGAGGACGCTTATGTTTGAAGAATTATCTAGAATAGTCTCTCCCACAGAGGTAGCTACCTCACTTCCTACGTTCGCTAGGATTGGAGAAGGTCGAGGTGTTAAGGATCTTCAGAAGATATTCGAGGGAGTAGCTGCTCCCGATTGGCTGGGTGCTGTGTACCCTGTTGTAAGAAGGAACATAGTTTCGCATATAAAGGAGGAGATGGTAGAGTCTGTATTAGAGGACGAGAAGAAATCCCTCGTAGTTATAGGCTCTCCCAAAGCAAAGAGAAACTTCCTTATCCTTCTGGTAGGTGCTCTAGTAGTAGTGGTAATAGCCCTTTTTGTGCTCTACTACAAGCGTAAGAAGGCTTACGGAGAGATATACGGTATAGGTGATCTCTTGAAGGAGGTATGGGGACTGATTAAGAAGGGTGCTAAGTATGTAGCTACAGAAATCATTTGGAATGCTCTCAAGAAGGTCATTGGTACTGCAATAGTGATAATAATAATAGCGTTTGTTGTGAGGTTTCTGATACCTCCGTCTTGGTTAGTGATCGATGAGAAGAGTTCATATTTGAAACAAGTGCTTGTGCATGTTGTAACTTTCATAACAGGCAAACATTGGATTGGGGTTGAGGTTCCGGCAGACCACAAGTCCGGATCTAAATCTAAGTCTGATGCTCGTACGTCCTCCCCAACCCCATGACGTACGATGTGTTGAAACCTCAAGTTAGACATATTGTCAATAAGCTCTCTGTTTACTACTTTACGCGAACATGTCTGCGTGTGGATAAGCAAGTACTGAGGGAGATCGTAGACATCACGAACAGGTTTCTGAATCAGGCCGAACCTGTTCTTCCTAAGGATCTCAAGCCTGAACAGAAAGAGTTCATTCAGAAGAGACCATTCCTACTTTGTCTTGTTGTGTGGGCTTACGACAATGTGGACGATAAGGAGTTCTTAAAGGCCGTCTACATGTTGTTTGCGCTAGTGCACTTCTATTTCCAGTTTCTCCGGTTTTTCAAGATTTGTAATGATACTCGTATGTCGGTTGCTTCACAATCTCTGAGAGCTACCTCCAATCTCAACAGATATACATCTTATTGGGACTATCTAAGTGCACAAGTAGATGCTCAACTGCCCTACATCCAACAACAAGGACAAATTGTATACAGAGCCTTCGTGAGGCTCTCTAACAACATTAGGCAGACGTTGAGGTTCCTAGCTAAGGTCTACTATAAGATTTAAGTCGTTTTCGTAACCTAGGAATTAGCTGCGTGTAGCTGTTGTTAAAAACATATTTGGAGGTTTGTATGGACAAACTGAAATTGTTTGTTGACGAAACAAGAAGACTCGTAAATGAGGAGATTCCGGAGTATGACGTCTCTTGGCTCACTGTAGAGAGGCTACAAGGAGTGCCATCTACGTGTGCTCAGTTATGCATCAATACTTTCGTGAAGGTAAACTCCGCTCAAGAATGTTCGCCTGTGATGTTCCAGAAGAATTTAGAGATACTCAGGCAGTTTCTGGAGCAAATGGAGCAAAATCGTTGGGGGGACATTTTGCAGCTTAAAATGGATCCCAGACTTTATATGAATGAGGAAGAGCTAGCAGAACGTGTAGCCGCTAAGCTCTTCGAAGCACTGGATAAACCTGCTTCGGTATTAGAAGAAGAGGCTCCAGATATGGAACAGCTCGCTCGACTGTTTGCACATTTACAACCCCCCATGGGAGGGCAAAAGCGTAGGCGCAAAGTAAGGAAGTAGTCTACATATATTTTTTATCAAATAAGCCCTACTGAGCGCTGCAGAGCTCAGGGCTCTAGCCGGAAGGGAGCTGGCCACTCCTGGAAAGCTAGGGTTAACCTCGCAGGACTCAAAATCCTAGGGGGTGGGTGGGCGTTTTAGAAGGAAAGGAGGTGAATGGCTATGTCTGAGGTTATAATAGACATGCAGGATCTGTACGGCCACGGTCAACAAGCAAAGGTGGCTATGCTACCTGAGTATATAACCAAGGCGCGCTCGCAGGCAGGAGCGGGAAACATAATTGTACTCACTGGAGCAGGCCCAGTATGGCTGTATTTGGCAGTAGCGCACGCGTTGCACGGCTCTGCAAAAAAGTTAATCTATAGATCGCCAGTAACTGGTGATCTAGTTATCTTCGACCACGACCCATTTTAGTTGTGGTCAAGAGGAGGCGGCCTGGCCAACCACCTCCTTATTTTTTTCGCTGTCGATCGAAACAAAAACCTATGCTAACTCAACAATAGTGTTAGGAGGCAATGTGGAGAGACGCTCAAGCTCCTGTGTCCTCAGCGTATCAGCTCTCGTACGCAAATCCTCTACATTCAGAGTTATCTCACCAAAAGGTGTAGCTATTGTTTGATATTTACTTCTAACGCTCGCAATGTTGTCTAAGACAGTAGCTAGTGCCAAGTTCCTAAAGGAATGCTCAAACCTAGCGGGTATAGTGGAGAAATCCTTCAAGTGTATTTTCTCATATCTCACTAGGAACGATACTCCTTGTAACCTACTAGGATAGATAAACAATCTGTTAGGCGGTATGAACTCCCATGCGTGTCTCCACAAACTGTATAATTGTCTCGTTCTTGCGACATGTATGTCTATAATTGTATTTGGCAGTTCATCGAATCCAGGCATTAACAACCAGGGGTGTCCTAGTGTCCACGGTATAGTAATAGGCAATAGTACATCCAACACCGTGATCACTCCGTCTGGATCGTTCAACAAGTATTCGTTCACTGTACCCGGAGCTAAGTCTGCGCTCGTAAGATGCTTAAAGCTTACCAGAGGTACATACTTTGAAAACAAAGGAAGTGTGACATCCCTAATCAATGTTAACAGCTCTTCATCCGTTCGCTCAATTGCGAAGTACGGATGTCCGAGCTCCTGTTTAATCCATGTTAGTAAGGATGAAGGAGTTAGTGGCATCAGGTTTTTGTTACGTCGTCACCACAGTACGTAACAAAAAGAGAAGAGTTAAGGATTCGCAGGTCTTTTTCGCCTGTGTAACAATTTTGTAGAGGAGGTTATTAGATGAGGTATGTTTATTTTCGTGATCCTTACCAACAAGATGAGGTCCACTATGGGTTAGTAGACAAAGTGAATACTGACAACACATTTGACATACTGGTAGGTCATAGATTGTATAAGTCAGTACCTGCTTCGTCAATTCTGCCTTCGAAACCTGCGTCCTCGATTTCTGTAACCGACAGCGTATCTATACAGGAGGTCTCCACTTCCAACCCCCGCAAGCGTTCAAGGAGAGAAGAGAGAGACGAGAAGGAGGGGAACAGTGAGAATACAGGTTCCAACATCGCATGAGTTTCTATTCATAGACAACAAGATGAGGACACTTATAGTGGGTAATGACGCTCCTATTTTGAAGTCACTTATACTAGCGGGTACAGATGGATACGAATTAACAGGAACGACCGTCAAGTGGAATACCGAAAGAGTTAGCCAACTTGCTGTAGTACATTTGACTGTAGGGAATTTGACAATCACACTACCTTATGTCACCAAAGTCTTATGTCTGAAAGAAGTAGGTATCTATTTCTGGTCACCTACGAATGCCATCTCCGTAGGAGATAGTATATTTACTTACTCAAGGAGTTTGTTTGTAACACAGTTGGTCTCTCAAGTAGAAACTTCCACGTACAGTGGTGACGTGTTCGTTGTGGAAAGCGAGAGACCTATCTTCATAGGTGTCAGTTCACCTCGCGTTCCTACATACCATACTGCTATATTGGTTGCTCAATGAGATTAGAGTTAATAGACATCGATGAGTATATCCGGAAGAATGCTCTTGAGCAGATTCCCAGACTGCGTATTTTTAGGACGAAGGACCAACTAGATGTAGAAGGGCTACACTCTCCTTCCATCTATAAGACTGAAGATGATAAGAGAGTGAAGGTATGTTACTATGATGTGGGTGTCGAATTCATTCACCCACTATTTGTGTATGTATGTAAAAAGAAGTCCAAGCTCTTATATCAAGGCCTATTGGGTATCACTCCAGTAGTGATCAAAGATGGAGTGCTTGTACAAGTTCCGAAGGATGGTCTTACAGGTAAGGAACTAGTGAAAGCACTCTGGGAGGCTAGAGCATCTCTAAGCAAAGAGGTCCCTCTCCTCATTCGTCGTATTCTACAAAACACTAATTTGAAAGTACTTTTGCCTACCAAGGTTCTCATTCTACCTCCAGCTCTAAGGCCCCTCTATCTAGATCCCGCAAGGGGTTGGGTTGTACACCCTATAGACCTCCTATACATGCAGATTGAGCCTACTAAGAAGTCTCCTCAACTCTTACAGGCAACTCTGTCCAAGCTGGTAGAGGAGATAATTGAAGGTCTGAGGGGTAAGGAAGGTATCTTCAGAAGTCAATTGCTCGTTAGGAGGACTGACTTCTCTGCTAGGTTAGTAATCACAGTGGATCCATCTCTGGATATCGACTATGTTAAGATACCGTATAGGGTTCTTGCAATGCTCTTTGCTCCACATATCATTCGCTTACTCCTACACCCACCAAAGGCAGTCTCCCAATTTCTAGCACAAAAAGGACTCACGATTCCTACTTCAGAATCAGTTGTGTTTGCTCTCTTGAAGGCTTACTATTCAAGAGGGTTGGAATTAGACCTAGAGGAACTGTTCTCTAAAGTAATCGACATAGTGGTGGAAGATAAGGTAGTTATAGTAAAGAGAGATCCTGTTTTACATAGGGGGAGTGTCTTTGCTGTAAGGCCCATAGGTTATAAGTCACCTATTAAGGACGTTTATGTCATGAGCATCCCTCCACATATCACATCCCCACTAAATGCAGATTTTGATGGAGATACTATGTCTGTGTTTGCTCCGCAGACAGTAGAAGCACAGCGGGAGGCTCTCTCTTTATTGCCTTCGAGGAACCTCCGAGCTAGTGGTACAGGAGCGGTTTGGTTCGACTTGAAGTTGGATTATGTGTTAGCTCTCTTTTTGTTGACCGCAGAGTCGTTACCAATCGCGTACAAAGTTGGAAAGGCGTTCAATCGTACTGTAGAATTTCCTGCAAAGGAAGAGCCACCCTATGAGGAACTCATTTGGAACTATGACCTCTCTTCTCAGACCTATGTGAGGTATGCAAATAAGACGTTCAGAACTACTTTGGGGCGGTATATCTTTAACACTATACATAATCTCAATATGTGGATCGATGAGGTTGTAACCTCTAAGACTGGTGACAGAATACTCTCCCAAGTCACTTCTCGATTTGACACTTCTGGACTGAACGTGTTCTATCGTAGGTTAGCGAAGGTTTGTGAGTTAGTGTTGCATAGATTTCCTGTCAGCATATCCGTAGGTGACTTCCAGATACCAAAAGACATGCTTTCCTCTTTAGCACAAGCAAAAGAACCTATAAACTTCCAGACTACTCTAACGAAGGTTGAGGAGCAAGTGCGGAAGAAACTTCCCTCTCTCAGTCCAAATCTTTGGGCTTTTGTACATAGTGGAGCAACCAAAGGAATGTCTGCACTTAGACAGATAGCAATTGCTAGAGGGTTTGTGTCAGATCCTACTGGAAGGATTATTGTGGAACCTATCAGAAACAGTTATGTTGTGGGGTTGTCTCCCAATGACATATATGCTTCCGCTCCTGGCTGGAGGAAGGGTATCATTGACAAGTCTTTGGGTACTGCAGATGCTGGATACCTTACACGAAAGTTAACCTATTTGCTTGCACCTGTAAGACTAGCGTCCAGAGATTGTAGGACCTCTACAGGATTGAGGGTATCACCTAACGACTACCCCTCCAGAGCTCTGCTTGGTAGGTATACAATGGATGGAAGTGTGATAACTCACGAAGCGTTGGAGAAGCCCGTGGTCATTCGCTCCCCTATCTACTGTAGGGATCCTAAAGGTATATGTGAGGTATGTTATGGAAAACTTTTGGAGATACATCGTTCAAAAGAGATTGGTCTTATAAGCGCTCAGACTTTAGGGGAGAGGGGTACACAGTTAGTCTTGAAAACGTTCCATACAGGTGGAGCAGCAGAGTTGTTAGCTTTTGTTGACGTTCCACCATTTGTACAGGCAAAGAAAGGTGTAGTTGTAGCACTCAAGCAATTGGAGTTATTTATTACACTCGATAAGAAGTTAGCATCTTCCACCAGTGAAGGAATAGTTGTGTATCCACAAACTCTGCAAGTCAAAGTAGATGGACAAAGCACAACTTGGAGGCTTACGACATCTTTGCTTATACCAGTGAGCGTTAGACCTGAGGTTATCGATGTACACCATCTAGCGTTTACCTTTAAGCCAGGGGATGTGGTAGGTGAATTACTCTCTTTAGCTAGCGATGTAACTTCTCTTGTAGCATATGTCACCTCTCTACTTGACAAGCCGGTGTTCGACTCACTCTCTCTACTGAGAGCCATATACAACAGTTACAAGACTGTTGCTACTCTTCCACTCATACATTTTGAACTCTTAGTGAGCTTTCTCAATCGAGTGAAGGATGATCCTGAACTCTTTTGGAGACATCATCAAGACAAGCCACCACAGATCGTCTCTCTACAGACTGCAATCGCTAGTACCTCTCCATTGCTAGCCTTAATGTTTGCTAACCCAGGAGTAGGAGTCATGAGGATGTTGTACTCATCCGAGAAAGAACCCAAAAGCGCTCTGGAGGAACTACTACTGTGAGATTAGACACAATCCAATTGGGACAGACCACAACCAGTCTCTATGTAGACCCCTATGATGTTTTATGCATTACATATGGTACACAAGAGGGGTTCTACATGCCTTGGTCCAAGCCTATTAAGGTAGCCTACGAACCACAAACTATACACCTCCAACGTCAATGGACACTAACGCAAGGCTATACCGAACTCCACCAGCGCGCTCCTTGGCGGAGAGCAATTGTGAGAACCCTCCGAGATGTGAACGATAGGAACGTCTCTTTGTTGTGGCCCATAGATCCATTAATCAGGCAAGCTATAGGATTGTATGGCGATTACTTCATACGTCCTCAATGGAAAGCACTAGCTTCGTCTTTGTGTGAATATTTGAAGGAGATACAGAGAGAGAGCAAGTGGCTTCTAATTGTGAGTAGTGCCAGTGATTGGACGGGAAAGAACCTAGACTCCTACGCAGATCTAATGACTCACCCTGTATGGTTAGCTAGGCTATTGGAGAATTGTCCTCACTTGAATGGAATCTTGGTGGGAGCCTACCAAACAGGTGGTAAGCTTTCGTGGATATGTGTAAAGTACGGTAGCGAGTCTAACTTCAGACTCGTACTACCATTCTTGAGAGTCAAGCTACGTCCCGATCTGTTAGACAAAGAGAGACAAAAGAAACATACTAGGGAGGTGCTTGATACTGCTAACAAGGAACTCGAGTCTATCCTTCCACCTAGGGAAGCTTCTCAAGCAAAGGCGGTTCTGACACGATATGTGAGACTAGTTAAGTTTAGCGATCTGGATCTAGCTCTGCCCGAACCCGCTAAGGATACACCTGAGCAAGCTGAGGAGTTCGAACGTTCTCCAGATGACGCCACCACACGAGAACGCCCTACAATGTCTGTACAGGACTATCGTAAGAGAGCAGCCCAACGTATCATTACTAAGGCTCTTTGGCTAGCACTCTCTAATGCTCAAGTGGAGCCCACCGAGAAAGAGGTACAAAGATTTCTCCAACATCTGAGACCGCAAGTAGTGAGAATGGCTCATACATTAAGCGCACGTCAGGATGTAAGGACTACTGCACTAGGAGTCTCGTACAATCCTACTTTGGTCACGCGAGACAACGAAGTGATAGCCAAGAGACTTTCCTCATTACATTTCCCTCCAATGTTAGGTTTTCGTGTAGTCTCCTTCTCTAGAAAGCCCTATGATCCCGGTGATGAAGTTACTTACTCCACACTCGAGAGATGGACCTATGTACTCGAAGATATAGACTCCAAAGAGAGACAAACTTGGTCTGTCCTTGTACCTATCGTTGACGAACATTCAGTGTTCTGGTATAGAGGAAACCCTTATGTTTTGCGTTACAAGCTAGCACCACCCGTTATCTCTACACCTAAGATCTTTGTAGCAAAGTTCAATAACACATTGACATTCTTCGAAGTCGTGTTCAGAGAAGTATATAGGAAACCTATGCTTTATGTCTCCGTACTAGGAACCTCACTTCCTCTAGTACAGTTCCTGTTTGCGCTCTACCCTCCTAACCAAGTACTTGAGAAGTTTGGCATTCAGACTGAGAGTGTCTACAAAGAGACACAAGACATTGTTATGAACACTTCACACGCACGTACTACGTTCAAAGTGACCAATAGATTGCAAGAGGCCCTCCTAAATGGCCTCAAAGTTTATACGCCTAAAACGGGAGATCCATTGAGCTCACTAACATGGACGCAAGCATTAACTGAGAGATTTGGTGATCCTACTTTGATAAGGAAGTTTGAGAGGCAAGTGGGACTCATAAATGATGTTGCATGGCAAATGGAGAGCAAACGTTGGAATCTAGATCCGAACGACTCATTGGGAGTCTTCTATACGCTAGCTACTTTATCTGCTAGAGGGGTAGTACATTCTCCTACAGATGTCTCCCTACTGAATGTTAAGTCTCAAGAGTTAGACGAAGTGTTGGCACATCTGGTTGCTGTATATGTAGCTCGCGCAGGAAAGCAACTGTCTGCATTTGGTGAGGAGATTCTAGTGAAGAGTTTGATAGCAGAAGGTAGAGTAGTGCTCCTTGATACTACCAATGCTGTAAGTGCACTCTCTTCTCTGACTTCTGTAAGTTATCAGCATATGGGAGAGCATGCTAGTTTCTCATCTAGGAACTTCCATCCAAAAGCAAAGGGTATTATTGATCCTGTGGACACTCCTAGTGGAGACGCAGTTGGTTTGGTTCAGCGTTTAGCTCTGCCAGCTAGAATCACTCCAAACTCCACTTTGGAGACTGCAGATGAGGAGTATCCCTTTGGTGTAGCTCTTAGTACTGTGCCATATGCTAGGTTCAATGATGGAAACAGACTACATATGGCGGCTAACCATGTACGACAAGCTATACCACTAGTCTACAGTGAAGTGCCCTATGTACAAACAGGTTGGGAGTACACGATAAGGGAGCTAACTACATACAACAAGAGATCCCCTGTAGCAGGTGAGGTAGTGGAAGTGACTAGAGACCATATCGTGATTGCTTCCTCTCCAAAAAGAAAGTACACCATCTCGTTAGAGCCTACTCTATCAGGATACAGCAATTTTATTCATTGGTCACCAGTAGTGAAGCTTGGCAGTAAAGTTAAGGTAGGTGATGAGGTAGCTGTTGCGGAAGAGTTCCACTCTAGAGGTCCTCTTACACTTGGAGTAAACCTCTATACAGCATTCGTTCCGTCCCTCACAGTTTTTGAGGATGCAGTGATCGTATCTGAAAGCGCATCCAAAAAGTTGACCTCTAGTGCAGGCAATAGAATCGTCATCAAGGTACTACCTCGTCAATCGGTTACTAAGATTAGCACTGGTTTGGTGAAGAGAGGAGATCCTATTTTTGTAATTAGTGGTACTGCTTCCTCTGAGTCTGAGATGGTAGAGGATTTCTCAAAACAGGATGTAGTGTTTGAAAGATTAGGTAATCAGCAATCGGTTATAGCACACACTGACGTCCATGTGCGTCTGAAACGAGCAGTTGTTACTCCACAATTGTTGCAGACTAGTCTCGCACTAAAGACGTACGAAAAAGATCTCACAGTACAATCCAGAGTTCTCTACAAAGATGAACCAGTACTGGGCGTATTTGAGTTCTACTTAGAGTGGCAAAGTATAGCAAGTGAGGGAGATAAGTTGACCAATAGACATGGGAATAAAGGAGTTATTAGTGTAGTGTTCCCAGATGAAGAGATGTTCAAAGACGAACGTGGGAGACCATTCGATCTAGTACTAAACCCTATAGGTGTATTCAATAGAATGAATGTTGGACAGCTCTACGAGCTAGCACTCTCAAATATCGTACACTGGTATAACGAGTTACTCACTAAAGAGGGTTACAGCTCACGAGCTATAGAGACAATGAGAACTATTGTTGACTCGTTGGATAATACCTCAAAGAAGGCTGTAACCTCGATGTGTGAAGCTTTAGCAAAGCAGAAACAGTTCGTACCTATCTTTGTGCCTCCATTCAAGGAACCAACTTGGGAACAGATAAAGAAGGTACTTGCTACTTACAACATACCTACTACCACTAGGGTGAGATCCAAGTTCGGATTAAGCGCTATTGCTGTACATGTAGGATACCTTTACATATACAAACTCGTACATGAAGCTAGAGCAAAGGAGACAGCTAGATCCGTAGGATCTTATGCTTCTCTTGGTAGTGCACTACAGGGGAAGAAGAAATTTGGTGGACAAAAGATTGACGAGCAAATGAGTTGGGTCTTGTTGAGCAGAGATACTCCTGCACTTGTAAAAGAGCTCTTTGCAGTGCCTAAAGATGTGTCTCCACAGATCTGGAGAAGGATTATAGATACAGGAAGTGTCTCTTTGCGAGAGCTGACTATACCTCCTAGAAATAGGGAGTACTTAGAGCGACTGTTGTTAGCTTTAGGTGTAACCCTAAAAGTAGGTGTATAGTGGGAATCCTAAAGGAGAATGGTGAGGTAGAGCATGAGTCCCTCTAACTGGAGTCAAATGAAGAAGTCTCACGTCGAGTGTACTCTATCCACATTGTATAGCTTAGTGGTTTCAACTCTGTCTTTGCTTTACGGACGTATCGCTGGTAGTGGATCACTCGAGCCACCTGTCTCTACCTCTTTATCGAAGCCGCTGGACTACTACATAAAAGCACTTAGGGTCCTGTTATATAACAACCCTGTAAGGTTAGCGTTAGTAGATACGCTGAAACCTATTGATCCAGAAATTGCATGTTTGGTGCTCTATATGAGTGATGCAGAGTTCGCTGACTGGATTACAAAGTGTTTGGAGGAGAATCCATGGCTACTGTTGTCTTCGAGAGTAGTACACCCCTTGGTTCACCTAGTTCGCTGATTGTGTACTACAAATATGTCAAAGAGATGCCTGTGTACCAGAAGTCTGCTAAATCATTTCTTACATCTATAGTAGAAAAGTATAAGGAGTATGTATCCTTAAAGCTAGAGTTACATGTATCTCCGTTTTATGGACTTAGAAGCTCCTTTGTTTGGCAACCTGTAATCGATTTTGATACACCCGAGAGTATCTCGGTAGCGAAACAGTTCTGTAAAGAAGAACTGTCCTCTTATAGCAAGTATTTTGTAGAAGTTACAGGAACCTCTGTACATATCGTAAGTCGTATAGCATATGGACCTATCAAAGAGGATGAGATAACTGTATTGAGAGAATACTTACACGAGAGATTTCGTTCATATGAGCATCTGGATATCACCTCTAGTATCAGACATTTACCTATTCGTAGAGTACCTTCTGTGGACTCTACAGGTAGGTTCGTGATGAGACCTGTTATGGTTACACAGTTCTTGGGATCTTCTTATGAGGAACTCATCAAGCAACAAGTCCATAGCTTGCCTACTCGGATGCAGTTTGGACACATACTCGCCAACTACACACTACCACGAATGTTGTTGCCTTGGACGGAAGCTCCTTGGGGAGCCTCCAAAGTAGTCTCCGGCAAGACGAGAGTCTAACAAGTTTAAGGAGGTAGACTATGTACTCCGATACACTAAAGGCAGCACTTACAGGTGACGAGACACAGATCGAAGATGAAGACATCTTCGGTAGTGATGCCCATCAACAGGTAGCTACTTGGGTACAGCAATTGGACGATATAGTGAATGAAATCCAGAAAGATTGGAAAAAGTACCTCCTGGGAGCAGGTTTGTTAGCTGTGACCTTATTTGCACTTTGGAGGTTTGCTGAAAACAGGTTGAGGAAATATGCAGCTAATCTTAGTAGCATGGTGAATACATATGTGATGAAGAAGGCAATAGATCATGAGAACGCAATAAGCGACGTGCTAGAGGTGACTAAATCACTATTTCTGTCCGGAGTATTTCGAAGGAAGCGAGAGACACTAGAAGCAGTGCTCAAGACCTCGACCGATGACGCAAGTTTCAGAAGACAGATAGCGGCGTTGACTATTGCAGGGGTGATTAGTGCTGACGATGAGCGAAACCTCGCAGGGTTAGGATACGAGTCTGTCAAGGATATTATCGAGAACTATGAGGTGTACAGAAAGTTTCTCACCAAAGTGGAGGCACACAAGTGGAAGACGACGATAGCAACTATCGTATCTGTAGGAGCTAGAGTAGCATTGCTCATACTTATAGCCTCAGTAGTGTTCGTGCTCGTTTATCCTCTTGTGAGATCACTCTTTGCGAAAAAGAGTTCATCTGCGCTAACAGAATGGGGCTTGCCGAAAAATTTGTATTTCGTGAGTTGTATCCAAGAGAAAGCATTTGGTAGGATTTCCCAGAAGGTGAAGAACATAGTAGTGAAAGTATTCAATGCAGTGTTCCGTAAGCGTGAGAGATCGCAACTATCTAAGCAACCTGCTTGGAAGTTGTTGTTAATCGGTTGTGGACTAGGTTTGATAGCTATCTTTGTTGTGCATAAGTTCAGGCAAGGCCTTACGTGGAAAGACTCTGCTTTCGAGCTGTGGTCTATTGTGAGAGCACACATAGGTAAAGTACCCACTATAGTCATAACATCGCTGTTAGGAGTGGCAGTTATACTCTCGTTAAGGGGGCGTTAACTATGGTAGCACCTCCACATAAGAATAGTTTTCCCTATTTGTTGGGACCATCGGAGTGCCCCAAACGCTATGTTATCCATAAACATGACGCTGTACGTGCAGGACTACATTACGATCTCAGACTTGAGGTTCAGTATGGACAAAAAGGTTGTGCCCTTCTTTCGTGGACCACAAGGAAGTGGGCAGATTTTGTAAAGGGAAAGAACAAACGAATTATGTTGATTGCTACAGATGTACATGAAGTGTCTTGGTTAAAGTTTGAAGGAGAGATTAAGTCTGGTTACGGAGAAGGGATAGTTGAGATTGTAGATAGAGGTGTATACAATATTGTCAAGTCGAGTGACAAAGCTATTGTACTTGAATTAGTGTCCTCACAATCTGGGACATCATTTAGGTTCGCACTCGTAAAAGCCCCACTAGCAAAGGAAAAAGCGGAAACACTGCTTGCCGTTAGAGTGTCTCAATCTAATGAGGCCAATTTTGCGTCTGCTTTGACGCCCTATGCAACACCGTACGCTAAGGGAGGCTACTTGCGTTTGTTGCGTACGGGTAAGAAGAGGAGGAAAGGTGAATGTTAGCTCTCTCGAGTTTAAGGTCATATTTGACAATAGGCGCAGGCGTAGTGGTTCTAGCTCTCCTTGTAGGTATCTATGTTCAGCGTGCACACTACAATGCAAAGATCTCCCGCTTGGAGAAACAAGTCATTGAGTTAGAGAAACAAATTACTATAGTCCAGACAGAATTGGCGTCTTCTAACGCTAGCTTACAATCTTGCAACCAAACACTAAAGAAAGTACAAGCAGCTACCCAAAACGCCCTCAATCAGTACGGAAGTATTATCTCATCAAAAGATGCCCACATTTCTCAACTGAGGAAACTTCTTCAAACGTGTTCACAATCTGATACTCGAGGGGGTCAAGATGTACAACCAAGTGAAAGTATTGGGTCTGGTGACGATGTGTTGCTTGATATGCTTAATTCTCTCTTCGTGCCATCACAGAAAGTGCGAACCCATAATCCAAACTGAGTATGTATATGTAACCGTTCCTCTACCCCCAAAGCCTACTCCACCAGAGATGAGCTCAGTATTATGGCAGAAGTGTGGAGAGTTGTACTGTGTGGATAAGCAGAATGGAGTCAACTTGTATGTCAATGTGAGTTCTCTCCAAGAATACACTCGTACTTTGGAGCAGATCCTTAATTTTGTCTACGAGCATCTATCAAGGGAGGGACAAGATGAAAGTAAATCTTCGAGAGATGAAGAGATTGGTACAAGAACTGAGGACTCTACAAGCAACACTACCTCCACAGTTTCAGAGACCACTGATAGGAGTCATTAGAGAGGGAACACTTCTACGTTCTGAGAAAGAAGAGGATCTCTTGCAATGGTTGGTGGAAGCTCGCAAATCCCTCACTACTGTAAAATCTGAGATCGAAAAGAAGAAGGCGGAGTATGACTCTATACTAACAACAGTGGAGAAGTTGCTAGCTACCTATTCTGTTGTGCAAAGATAGCTCGCACTTATCTCTTTTGTTGTAGATTTAGACTCACCGGAGTCTAAGAAGCATTTTTTTCTTACAAAAAGTAAAAAGGAGGAGAGGATGATTATCGTATCTGAGATACCTGTTTCGAGTACAGAGATCTGGATTGGTGGAGATCAGTTCCACCCTCTAGGTCTCTGGTCGCAAGTCATATTCGGTCCAGTAAAGGACTACCAATGTCAGTGTGGAAAGCTCCAAGGATTCACCTACCTAGGACAGAGGTGCCCTGAGTGTAATGTCTTGATTGGTCCTTCCTTGTTGAGAAGGCACGTAGTGAGCTACATTCAGTTGCCCTTCTCTATCCCCAACCCACTAGCAGTAATGTTTTTGATTCCTAGTACTTTGGGAGATGTATCTCAAAGAGTTGCTGACGCAAACCGGTACACTCAAATCGAAGAGTACATTAGACAACATCCTGAGAAGTTTGAAAAGTTTGCAGAGTCCTTCCCACTATTCATAGATAGGATTACAGTCATCCCTCCTCTCTACAGACCTATCTCACAGAGAGATGGCATCAGAGAGATGGATAGGATCAACTTCTTCTACCTTAGTCTATTGCACCTTCTGAATGCAGCTAGAGAGAGCCTCTCACATAGTACTTTCACAAAGTTCTCCGTATTGAGAGTATGTGTGAACTATTACAAGTATATCATTCAGCTCTTATCCAAGAAAGAGGGTCTCATTCGTCAAAGCATTCTTGGAAAGAGAAATGATTTCACAGGTAGGTCTGTCATTGTTATAGATCCCACTCTACATCCAGATGAGGCTCGCATTCCAACGAGAATGTTGGTAGCCGCTCTAGAGCCAGTAGTCATCTACGAACTATCACGACATAGAGACCCACTGAGTACGCAAAAATTAGTAGAAGCATTCATAAGGAATCCAGATAGCGTCTCTCTACAATTGAGGAAAGAAATTGAACATGTGGCAGCAGAACTAAGCAAACAAATTTACATATTGCTCAATAGACAGCCCACTCTACATAGACCTTCCATTAGAGCGTTCAAGCCAAAACTCGCAACAGATAGTGACGCTATAGCAATACCTATGTTGGTAACAACCGGCTTTAATGCTGACTTCGATGGCGACACTATGGCTATGTATGTACCTCTTACAAAAGCTGCCCAAGAAGAGGCTTCAAAGATGACATTCTCTCACAATCCATTGAAGCCAGGCTCGTTAACTTTTGATAGTTTTACTCAAGACTTGGTCATCGCTCTTTGGTATGTGACATCCGATCCTAAGGAGCCTTGTCCTGACGATCCCCGTCCTTGCTCAAAACAAGAACTTCCTATGTTGGATCCACATACATGGATAAAGTGGAATGGAAGAGTAACTACAGCGGGCAGAGCAGTTGTATCTGAACTATTGGGTGTACCCATTGATAGAGTGCTAGGAAAGTCCCAACTATACGATATTTGTGAAGGATTATCTCACCAGTTGTCCCCTCAGGACTTCACACAACGATTATACAACTTGCAGAGATATCTGTTACCATTCACTGCATGTGTCAGTATCTCATTGAAAGACTTGATAGTGCCACCTTCCGATTGGAAGCAGTCTTATGCTTCTGTGAAGAAATGGTCAACTTCTCAAGTGAAAGAGTTCTGGGAGAAGATGAAGAATACACGTGAGTCTCTCCAACTATCCTCCAATATTGCAGCGATGATACACTCTGGCGCAAGAGGAAATATAGGTCAGTGGATGCAAGTAGTAGGCCTTAAGGGACTTGTGAGGAATACTTTAGGAAAGCTTATCACTCCTCCAATCCTATCCTCGCTCACAGAAGGACTCTCCCCATTGGAGATGGTACTATCTTCTGCAGGTAATCGAAAGGGCGCAATAGATAAAGCGCTCAATACAGCAACAGCAGGTTACTTACTGCGGAAACTAGTGTTCTCACTCCAACATCTAAGGAAGGGTCAATTAGAGGACTGTGGTACTACTCGAGGACGTATTGTGGAGATCACTACGCAAAACAAGCGCAAGTGGATAGGCAGATATACAATGGAAGGCGAGAGAATTACTAGGGACAACATTACATCTTATATTGGGAAGACTGTTGTGCTACGTTCTCCACTGTTTTGCAAGTCATCTGATTTCTGTAAGAGATGCTATCCTTATGAGTTCGATTTCCCTGGCATCGTAAGTGCACAATCTTTTGGTGAAGTCTCTCTACAGTTGGTGATGAGAACATTCCATGTAGGTGGTGCTGCTGAGGCTCAGTTTGCAGACCTCTCCCCCGCTCTTCGTGTGGGCGATGATGATATTGTGACAACTACCACAGATTGCACTCTAGTATTACCCACTCCGCTACCTATCGATAGAGAAGGTATCGTCAGTGAAGAGTTCGATATACGCATTCGTGTGGGTGAAGACACCGAATACGAAGTCACTATTCCAATTAATACAAAATGGTTGCTAGAGAGTAGTGGGGAAGAGGTTAGGGTTAAGGCAAACACTCCAGTACTGAAGATCGTTGTCAGTGCTAGTGACCTAGCAACAGACTTACTGTTTGTGAGCAGGATCCTAGGATCGAACACCAAGACTACACTTGCAGGAGCTTTGGAGGCTCTAGAGCGGTTGGAGAAGATATATGATAACTACCATGTACTATTGGGTATTCATGGAGAGGTACTGTGGAGCGAGAGAATGAGGAATCCTTCTACGGGACACCCTCTTAGGTTTACCGATTCTCCTATAGATTCTCAGACAGAAGTCCTTTTAGAGAGCATCTCTTCACTCCCACATCATAGATTGCTCTTGAGCCTATGCTTTGAGAACTTCAGGAAGTTCTTCTTACAAATGGTCTACACCCAGTCATCACGACAACTCTCTCCATTAGAGAGACTTGCGCTCTCAGATCTCAAAGGTTTGAGAGAATTAAGAGGAGGTGTCAATGAGAGTACCGCAGTGGCGGAGACACGAGTTTAACTCTTGCATTCAGGAACTACTTCCTACCTTATTACAATGGACTGCTAGAAAGCTTGGATGTGAACTTCAAGAATGGCAGATTCAACCTCCAACGAGGTCTCAGTTATGTGGTTTTCACTTTTCAAACGTTGTGAATGTGACTGCACAATTCTCCACTTTCTCTCTAACATTCAAACTGCCCATACCAAATGAAGATGACTTGTATGTGGTCGAAGACACATTCCGAGTGCTCACTAATGAGCTCACAGACCAATTAGTATCCCCTAGGAGTATTGGACACCATTTGATCATTCGTTGGCAAGGATCTACAGTCGCATGCGTTAGTGACGAGTTTGGAAGGATCAAGCTCAAAAATGAGCTTGTACCTTTGTGGACTCTCTTCTATTGGGCATTCACAGAAGAGGAGCTTAAGCAAAGAGGTTTACTGTGGGAGTTGACTGATAAGCAGGAGACCTACAGTTTGGGGTTTAAGAGATCTAAGTTGTATTTGAAGATTGGACAGCCACTAGATACACTACATCCTCTCCAGAGGATTGTTGCCCATAGTCTGTCAATGCATGCTAGACCTGCTGCGGTGAATGTTGACTTACGCTCGGCTGCTACATTATCTCCTGAAGTAGTAGAGTTTATAGAGGAAATACTCTTGGATCCAATTACTAGAGTCATTTACAAGCTAGAGGATGCTCGATCCTTGATAAGATATACGTGTGACCAGTTACTAAAGTTCAAAGAGGGCGATTTGGTGAGTTCTAATCTTGCGTTCAAACGAGTGCGTTCTTATGAGAACGTTATGATCGTTTTGTATGAGAAGCTAGCGGAACTCGCAGCACAAGCGAAACACCAAAAGGTGCCTCGTCTCGCAAGCGACTTCTTACTCAAGCGTATGTTTGTGGATATACGCTTACAAAGATTCTTTGAATACTATGATGTCTCTTCAATGTTCAAAGAACTCTCGATGAAATACAAGATTCTCATGCCTGTAGAATTTGCACCCTACGATATGAGAGATGTTCATCCCACTATGTTAGGATCCATATGTTGTTATGACACACCTGATGACCAAGGTATTGGAACTCGACTTCAGCTCGCGTTTGACTGTGAGCTAGGACCCTGGGGCTTTTTCGTTGGGCACAAGAAAGATGGTTCTATTTTGAGTGTAGCTCTTAGTTGTGTACCATTCAATGCTCACGACGATGGTAATAGGCTACAAATGGGTGCAAACTTTTTGAGACAAGCATTAACTCCTGTTCGTCCAGAAATCCCTTATGTCTCCACCCATTACTTAGCAGAAGCAACCAAGCAATCTCTTTACTACAAACGTGCATCCAGAAGTGGATCCGTTATCTATAGGGACAAAGAAGTGATTGCTATAAAGGATGACACAGATCACATATTCTTATGTAGAGTGCCCAATGCTCTTTGGAGTCCTACTACCAAAGACACTATTGAGCCACAATCTTCTATTATGTCACATTATTCCATCAAGTTCCACAGGCATTGTCCTGGAGTGAATCTAGATGTAGTGTTTGTACCAGCATTCGGTTGGAACTATGAGGACGCTGTAGTTGTCACTGAGAAAGGTGCCTCCAAACTAGCTACTAAACAGGTAATCGAGTATGAGTTAACTCTGAGACCAGATGAAGTTCTCCTTGTATGTCCTCAAGAAAACAAGTTCTATAGAAAGGGTGATGTGTTATTCAAATGGATACCCTCACCTAAGAATCCTGTGAATATTTTGTGTGCAGGAGCGGATGAGTCTAAGATTATTGCTGATTACGATCTCGTAGTAGATCGAATCTACACTTACTTCAGAGATGAGAGAGTTCTCTCTCATCATAAGTCTTCCTCGCAAGTTCTGTCTTGGATAGTTGCTCATAATCGTCCTAGACATTTGAAGAAAGTCCTACCACCACATATTGCAAAATACATACCACTGTACTACCCCGAACAGTATGAATTAGTAGGTCGACCTAATTGCATTCACATCAAAGTACAAGCAGTCGTTACACGATCCTTTAAAGTAGGAGACAAAGTTGGAAACAGACACGGAAACAAAGGCGTATGTTCACGGATAGTACCTAACGAGTTGTTCACTAGTGAAGATGGTTTTGTGCCTGACATAGTACTTAATCCTTTGGGCGTTGTGTCTAGGATGAACGTAGGACAGATATTGGAAATGCACTTAGGTGAGGTTATTAAGGTAGTCTCACGTAAGGTTGAGTCTTTGGTCTCTCGTCGGAAGTATAATGAGGCCATCTCCTTGTTGAAGATTTTGGAGAGAGAGACTGGAGGGGCGATACCGTACATCCATATACAAGATCTCTCACCAGAAGAGCAACTACAAGAACTCTTGCAGAATGGGATTACTCTGGAACTACCACTCTATACTAAGAACTCACACATAATGGTTGAAAGAGTATGTAAGTTATTTGATGTACCACTTACGAGACGTTGGAAGTTCCCACGTACGTCTCTTGAATGTGGTTACGGGTCTATATACACTATACCACTCGTCCATACTGTAGACGCAAAGTTCTCAGTCCGTAGTGTGGGTCCTTATCACTCTAGAACACTCTTGCCTGTTGAAGATGAGAGTACTCCCTCTGGACAAAGAGTGGGGGAGATGGAGATATGGAACTTGCTTGCCTATGGAGCTCTAGAGAACTGTATAGAGGTACTAGGTCCGAAGGCTGACGATATCCTCTCAAAGGAAAGCTTGATCGCTTTAGCATTGAAGAGTGGCTCCTTACCCTCACAACCTGAGTCCGTACAATCCAACCAAATGCTTTATCACTTCCTTTATGCGCTAGGCTTACCCCTCGGTACTGAGAAGGTTATGTCTCAAGAAAGCCTACAACAGTATTATAAAGAGCTCTTACTCGCGGAGTAAAAAGTTACATATATTATTCTTAAGTAAAGAGATAGTAGACTTGAGATAGAGAGGAGGCTCCCTCCTCTCTGTCCTTATTTTTTTGCGCGTATGAGTGACGTTCTCGTGCTATCCTCTATGAGAGAGGCAACCACACATATATTTTTATTCGAAAGAGGAAGTCGTAAGACCTCTATGGACCAAAGAATGCTGCAGCAGCAGCAGAGTCCATTAGAGGCAGACTAAAAGGAGGATTCCATGAAGGGAGTTATTGAAAAAGCCACCTACACACTGCTCAAAGAGGGACTGGAGCTGCTTCGCAAGCAACTCCAAGCAGAAGCTGCCGTTCGGCAAGAGGCGGTTGCCTTGCTAGCCAAGTTACAGGTATTCATGAGCATGGTAGCGGAAGAGGAGTCGATCGAGTCAGAGACGAGCGAATAGCAGTCTCTGCCTGGCTGGCATAGCTTAGTCAACCATGCCAGCCAGTTTTTTTTCGTTGACGATCGCGTTTTTGCGCTGACGATCGAAGGGAGCATTGACCTGGTAACAAAAAGACTAAGATGAATAGATTTGTAGTCCAGACGGCTACCAGAGAACTGGATCTTACGCCTTTGGTAATTTCCCTTTCTGTTAAGAAGTCTATCTCTCTTCCAGTTACACAAGTGTTCGTCAGTTTGAGATTCGATCGTGAGTATGTTACCACCGACGAGATTGCATCGTGCAAGAAAGCTATCGTCGAGTGGGAGCTACAGACACTCACGAAAGAAGATGTGATCACTTTAGAGTTACAAATTGTTGGATTTGAGCCCACCGATGCAGGCGTGTTAGGTTCTTATGGTGGTGAGCCACAAACCACTCCTGTTCTGAGCACACTTGGTTTGCATGCTATACCCTATACAAGTTTGTTTTTATGGAAAGCCTATGAAGCGTTCTATGACTCGGTATCGAGCGAGTCTCTTATCAGAGAAATCTGTGGTGGTAACCTTAAGAGATTAGATCCACCACAGATTTCCACTCTGAGAAGTGTGTACTTGCCTACAATGAATCGTCTACAAGCATTGAGCACTGTAGTACGGAGATATAATGTCTATAACCAGTTGGTTTTTTTCGTTGCCGATCTGGATGGATCATACTTAATTGATAGTACGCGATCTATGAACGATCCTGTGAAAGAGTTATACTACTTACCCGATCTTACTGACTTCTCAAGATATGCTGGAAAGAGCTTCGCACAGATGGTTCATGTGCTACATTCTTACGCACAAAGTTCTATGAAAGTGCCACAGACTCTTGCTTGTGTAGATCTCACTCATGATCAGCTATATCTCCAAAACGAGTTCCCCTTTACACAATTGAGTACTTTGGGGGGTTTCAAGCATTTGTTTGATACCTTTGACAAGAAAAGAGTGTTTGGTGGCTCTAGTGTTAAGGCAAGTATGAGTAGTGAACTATTTTCCTCATTAATGCTACACGTATCCTGTTCCTATATCGATCCTGTAGGTTTAGTACCAGGTATGTGTGTAGAGTTCAAGAGTGAGGATACGAGGTTTGCTCACTTAAGTGGAAGGTATCTTGTATTGGAGTTTTCTGGAACCTATGCGTTCCAAACAGTACATAAGCAGTCTACAACGATAGTTTTAGGAAGGTGTGGAATATGAGTATTGGAAGAAATGAGCTACTAGAGAACCAAACAGAGTCTGGTGAGCTCTCCAAAGAGTCACTTGAGTTTATACAAGAGTATGTGAGATGTAAGAAAGATCCTTTCTATTTCATCGAGAAGTATTGTAGAGACTATACAGTACCAGATCTACCTCCTATTAAACTATATCCCATACAGCGGAAAATGATTGAAGCTGTGTTGAGGAACCATCGTGTTATAATCTTGGGGTCTCGTCAAGTAGGGAAGACACTTTGCATAGTACTTCTCATCTCTTGGTTGGTACTCTTTCATCCAAATTACATCGTTGCAGTGTTGTCGCGAAAGCAGGAAGCATCCAACCAAATTGTATACGAAGTAAGAAGATGTTTGGAAACTCTAGGAGAACCATTTACGGTGTCTTTTGAGAAGACTTCTCACGTTGAGAAGAAGCTCGAGAGCAACATCAGGCTAGCAAACAAATCGGTAGTGCAAAGCATTACAGTCAGAAAAGAAAATCCTGTAGAAGCAGGAAGAGGCTTGAGGGCTAACTTCATATTCATCGACGAGGCAGCTTTCATACCTGCATTGAAGGATGTTCTCTCTGGGTTGTCGCATACTACGAATAGGTCGTTTGTGAGGTGTGAGAAGGCGGGCATCCCTTACGGACTAGTTCTCAGTTCGACACCAAACAGGATGACTGGTGTAGGTGCAACCTTCTACCAATATTGGATCGGTGCGCAAAACAACTCAAATGGATTTACTCCCGTAAAGTTTCATTGGAGTGATGTTCCCGAATTTGATGAAACATGGTATCAAACCGTTTGCAAAGACAAGTCTCCAGAGGAGATAGCTCAAGAGCTTGATCTCATCTTCTTAGGAGACAAGGATAGTTTCTTCTCAGATGACCTTCTGAAGCGGATCCAAGAGTACCATCCAGAGACACCTCCCAAAGAGCGTTTAATTGAGGGGCAGAGAGTACACATATGGTGTGAGCCTCAAGAGAAGGGGGCTTACATAATTGGAGTAGATACAGCCACACAAACAGGTAACTCTCTATCTGCTATCTGCGTTGTAGATGTTAACACTAAGGAACAAGTTGCGGAGTTCCTAGGTAAGCCGTCTACAACTGTTTTGTGTAAGGTGTTGGAGGAGATAGTTAACCTCTATAAGAATTGCTGTATTGTAGTTGAGTCTAACGGTGTAGGAAACCAAGTGGTAGAGTATTGCTTGGAGAACGATACACTGAAGAGAAGACTCTTCTACACTTTAGTAAGGAAGCAACAGACGTGGGAAAAGAAATATGGACTCGTAAACGAGAAGGTGACTCGGCAACAGCTCCTGTCGTGTGTGTATGATATAGTGAGTGAAAGTTTGGAGAGTATTAAATCTCCCAAACTATTGAGCCAGCTTCTAACTTTAAGGAATCGTGGAGGAAAGATTGTTGGAGATCCGGATGATGCTGTCTTTGCGTTTGCATTCACACTCTGGGCACTCAAGTATCACACACAAAGAGTATTCTCCATACTTGGTACTGCAACTAAGACAGAGGGTACCCGCGAACTAGATATCGTGAACAAGTTATTTGATATGCGATACTCCCAAAGGACCTTCTTAGGAGATGACTTATGGCAGAAATAGCTTCCTTACTACGTCAGTTTGCTGAGCGTAGAGTCGAACTGATGGAGACTCGCAGAGAGAGAGCTCTGATGCCTTTTGGTGCTCTCCTTACGGGTCTAGGTGGATCGTTCACTATTGCAGGTCTACCTGTAGTGCCTACTTTCGTAAGAATCCTACCGCTTATCTTATCTGGAGCACCCGTAGAAAAAGTAGCCAAAGACGTTGAGGCTGCATTCAGAGCGGCTAGACGAGGTGAGGAGGTGCTACCTCTTCGTAAATTGGTGAGGGCTTACGTAGAGTTAGGAGCTAAAATTCCTAGGGAAGCTGCTAAATGGAGAGCTGCTTTCGGAGCAGCTGCTGTTCTATTTATGAGGCATATCTGGCCAAGTCCGTTAGCGACTGCGCTACAAAAGACTGCTCAGGTCGCGGAGCATATAGAAGAGGATGTACTACCACAAGCTGTATCTGATACTTCATCGTTCTATGATGCGTTGCTAACTTCACTTTCTCCACTAGGTTTAATTACAAAGCCATTTCTTTCCGTTGTAAAGAAACCACTAGCTTGGTTCGCTAGAGTCTTCAGAAGGGTTACGCAGATCGATAGGCTCCTTGAGAAACTCAAGATAGAATTGCTTAAGGGTATTGGTGGAATTGTGGGTGGTTTTGGATCTGCACTAGAGAAGATAGGCCTTAAGAAGCTAGGTGGATATATTGCAAGTATAGGAGTTCTTATTCGTGGAGCTGGCGTTATTCGGGAACGAGAGCCAACTGTCGAGATGGGCATGGCAGTGAAGGAGGCACTTGAGGAAGTTGGACTGCTTCCAAGTCCGTTGGCTACTGCTATAGAGGCCTCTCTTGCTGGTTACTTTCTTGGACTCACAGATCCTATACTCAAAATACTTGAAGGACTGAAGGAGAGTGTGTTTGGCAAGAAGGGGGAGGAGCAACTCGACTTATTCAAAGAAGTGAAGCAAAACATCAGCTCTCTTTTTGAGTCATCAAAGAAGACTGAGGAGCATGTAAAAGAAGGAACTAAGTCTACAAGTTTTATTCACCGTCTTTTGAAGAAAGCTCTCAGTATACTTACGCTAGGTGGATTGCTAAAAACTATTCTAGGTACACCTTTTAAGTTAGTAGGTATGTTAGCAAGAGGCTTAGGTTCTGTGTTAGCACCTGTACTAGGTGTAGCATTCAAAGGAGCTCTTATTTACTTTTTAGTCAAGTACGGTCCTGATATTGGAAAGTCGATTGGTGCACTTATTGGACGTATGTTAGACAGACTGTTGAAGTCTGTGGTCTCTATGTTGAAAGAGTTAGGATCAAAGGTGTTCGAACTGCTTGGTGGCGCTATCAAGAAGTTAGTGTCTTTTGTAGTTAATCTACCTGACCAGCTTTCTCGTCTGCTATCCTATCTCCCTAGAGCGTTCGAACTGCTTGGTGACGCTATCAAGAAGTTAGTGCCTTTTGTAGTTAATCTACCTGACCAGCTTTCTCGTCTGCTATCCTATCTCCCTAGAGCGTTCGAA